TATTTTCTCGGAATACACCATCAATCTTGTTTGCAGTTTCAGTAGCAGTATGTACTTCTGCAGCAGGTTGAGAAGCAGTATTACCAAGTACTTCATTATCAGGCATAATACTTTCTCCTTCTAGAAAAAATAGAATTAATAAAATAATGACCCCAATGGTTTTTCACCATTGGGGTAAACCATTATTCTTATGTCTATAATTATTTTCTACGTTTTTTAGTTTTAGGTGCATATTTTTGAACAGCTTGAGCTTTCAAACCATTTTCATATGCTTTGAACCCAGTAGAGATAGTAGTACATAGACGTTGGTAGTTAAATGCTACTTCTTGGAAGATACCAGATACTTCTTGTTTAGTCTTCATAGAATGAAGAGCACCACCTAAGAGAAGCATCATAGTATATAGACGCATCATTTGAATCTTATCACTAAAGTTAGTTGTACAAACAATAACTTCCATTAAGATAGAGAAGATATTAATAGATTCAACTTCATAACCAGTGAATTCAGAGATTGCATCCATGAATACGCCAACGTTAATATTCTTAATATTGATACGTTCTAATGCTTCATGAATAGATTCAACGTTACGTTGTTGATGTTTGAATGCTTTACCGATGTTGAAGTAAGATGGACGAGCTTCCATAGCTTTATATAAGAAACCGTATTCTTTAGCATCATTATTAGCATTCAATACATTGATACAAGATTCAATTACATTTTGATCTTCAGTGGAATCCATAATACGATTCATTTCGGTAATACGATTATTATAGGATTCTTCAATGTAGTCTTCTAACATCTTAGACATTTCTTTAGTTTCAGCTAAGTTATTAACTTTAGTTACAGCATCATTAACTAAATCATGACCTTTATCCATATAAGCATTACCACAGACTTCACGAATGAAACCTTCGATAAAGAATTTATAGATAGTACTATCATTAGTATTGATACCAGTCTTACCAGCTTGAACTAAGAATTCTTGTTTAGATTGAG